AGAGAAGTCAAATACGTTAGGGTCCTACTTTGACGGAGGCAGCAATGGTTTTTGGTCAGGAACGGAAAACAATAGTATTAGTGGGGCAACTCCTTACTAAATTAATAAATAAAAAATAGAAAAGGACAACTAATGACAGAAAACACAGAGTCTACAGATTTAAAAGATATGTACAAAGATACTTCTTGTTACACATATGAAGTAACTATGACTATTCAGATACTAGCTCCTAGCAAAGAAATTGCTGATGCAAAACTAGATCAAGATGGCGGGTATATAAGTAAAAGAGATGTAGAGTTTAAGCATTCAGTTCTTCTATATAAAGATGGGATAAAAGAGGAAACAGAATGAAAGTAGCTGTTTATACGATAGCCCTTAATGAAGAACAGTTTGTAGAGACTTGGTACAACTCTGTAAAAGATGAAGCAGACTACCTACTCATTGCCGACACAGGATCAACAGATAAGACTGTTGAAAAAGCTCTTGCTTTAGGGATTAATGTCGTACCTATTTGTGTAAAACCTTGGCGCTTTGATCAAGCAAGAAACGTTTCTTTAGGGTTACTTCCAGCCGATATTGACTACTGCATCCCTCTAGATATGGATGAGATTATGTTGCCGGGATGGAAAGCAGAGCTTGAGAAAGCATTTGAAGCTAAAGCCACTCGCCCTAGGTATAACTATATTTGGAATTGGAATGAAGACGGCACTCCAGGACTTACCTTTGGCGGAGATAAAATTCATGCTCGCCATGGCTATCGTTGGAAGCATCCAGTACACGAAATTTTAGTTCCTGATCGTATGCAAGAAGTTCAATATTGGACTCAAGCAACTATGGAGCACCATGCAGATAACACGAAATCACGAGGACAGTATTTAGACTTACTAAAGATTTCTGTTGAAGAAGATCCAAGTGATGATAGAAATGCTTTTTATTATGCAAGAGAGCTATATTTTTATAACAGATTTGATGAAGCAAAGGAACAATTTAAACGTCACCTACAACTTCACAGAGCAAGATGGGCTCCAGAGCGTGCAGCTTCAATGCGTTTTCTTGGCAAACTATCTAAAGAAGATGCAGAGTTGTGGTTTACATTAGCAATAAAAGAAGCTCCAGAACGTAGAGAACCATACGTTGATCTAGCCCAGCACTACTACCACGCTGCTAAGTGGGAAGAGTGTTACGAAAAAGCAACAGAAGCCTTAGCAATTACAGTAAAACCTATGGAATATCTCTGCGAAGCAGAGGCTTGGGGTCATACACCACACGATATGGCAGCGATTGCTGCCTATAACTTAGGAAGATATCAAGACGCAGTTATTCACGCTAGAGCTGCTTTAGAGATTGCTACTCCAGAACATAAGGAAAGACTTGCTAAAAATTTAATGTTTTGTGAGCTAAAGGCATGACCTACCCTAATTGGTTTATTGAAGGTGGGGCAATCCATAACTTCTCTAAATTTCTACCTGCATATAAAGATGTAAAAGTAGATTTTCTGCAGCTAGGGGCATACACAGGAGATGCTTCTGTATGGCTTTTTGATAACGTTCTTACCCACCCAGAATCAACTTTGACAGATGTTGACACATGGGAGGGCTCTGAAGAAGAAGAGCATATGGATATGGACTGGAAAAGCGTAGAAGACACCTACGATCAAAAGTTAAGATCTTTTCTTGATTCAGGCCAGCTCATTAAAAAGAAAATGACAACTAAAGAGTTCTTTAAAACAAACAACAAAAAATATGAATTTGTTTATGTAGATGCAGATCATCACGCAATTTGGGCACTTAGAGATGGTTTAGACGGCTACTCTTGTTTAAATAACGGGGGAATACTTGCTTTTGATGACTATATGTGGGGATCTTCTCTACCTAAAATGGATCAACCTAAGACTGGAATTGATGCATTTTTAATTCCTTATGCAAATAAAGTTACTGTTTTGGAGAAAGGTTTGCAGGTTTGGACGAGGAAGATTTTTTAGATTTAGTCTTTTTATTAGATTTTTCACTACGCTCTATTTTGTAAGCTTCAACCGCATTTGCGCTAGTACGACTTCTCCAAGCAAAGCCACATTCTGTGCAAGTAACAACTTTTGCTGTTGTCCAGCGTCCACCATTTGGTAGCTCTTCTATAGATGTTTCTAGTTTAGAAGGACGAGCTGTGCAATATGGACAGTTTGGAAATCTGCGTCGTCTAGTTTCTTCACCACTGTAAGACACGGATAAAGCTCTGCGAATATCAACCTCATCTCTTCCACCCCAAATGCCCCAGATCTGACGGTGCTCTAGAGCCCACTGAAGGCACTCTGAGCGTACTGGACAGGTAAAACACATGTTCTTGGCTGCATATTTTTCTTTAAAGTCTTTAGAGAAGAACCAGTCTAAAGCGTACCTATTAGAAGGCTTTGCACAGGTGGCATCTGACTGCCAATTAAGGTTTTCCGCTGGTTTCCACACATAACTATAGTAGACTATAAACTATAAAATTATCGGTTATACAGCAATTATTTAAATTATATTTCTATCCAAGTTGCAGGAAGGATAGAGTCGACTAAATCTCCATACTCTGTCTCACCGTACTCGTTACAAACCACATAATCTTCTTCATCTTCTATTATTCCAGTCCACCCGTACTGCGGAGTGCACTTTTCTATTAAATTAAATCCATCTCCTAAAGATATAGCTACTCCATCTCTTTGTAGAGCAGAGGCTAAAGCTCTTCTAACTAAGTCATTATCTAAATCTATGTGATCAAAAGTGTAATAAATCACTGAGCAGTCAACAGTAGAATCATATCCAGAGCCGTCCCACTCTTCCCATAGGAAGTCACCTGGTCTATCAGTCTTCATATCTGTTCCTAAAACTCTTCATCTTCAGGATTAATATTAACTTCAAAATCTGGAGTCTGCTGCTCTAAAAAATAAACTTCACTGCTGAGCTTCATTTCATATATCCCAGCTACAGTCACAGCTCCACACATAGCGCAAACTTCTACCGTGCCTACACCTGTTTTGTTAGGTAGATCTACCCCTTTTAAACGCATTAAAATCCGTCCATTTTTATCCATGCTCTCTGGTTCCCAACGTGCATGTTCTTTCATCCAACAAGATTCACAGACGGGTACAGGACTGATAACTGGTTCAGCAGCCATAAGTCCAACTTTCACTAGGTTAAGACAATAGTCTACTCTTATGAAGCAGAGGGGAGATTTTCTTCAAGTATTATATTTAATTTACCACGAATTTGTTTTCTTTCAACTGGAGAATATCCACCCCAAAATCCATACTTTTCATTTCTAATAGCCCACTCACCGCACTCTTTTAGATGAGAGCACGACATACATATTTTCTTTGCTTCAACGTATCCGCTAAGTCTTTGTCCTACAACTTCTTCATCTTTATCTTCCATATAAAACAACTCTGCGCCTATCTCAGCGCAGAGAGGTTGTGTATATTGCCAAGGTGGTACAAGCTCAGACATGTTCCCCTCCAAGAAACTAGTTGTTTTGTTCTGACGCTATCTTTCCTACTTCATAACCACATCCTGCGTATCCAGCAATATCTATCCATGTATCAGGTTGGAAGCCAGATCCATGAGCAAAGCGTGCCATTTTTAGGCCAACCATCATCATTGCAACCTGCTCATTAGTAATTTCTTGTCCAAGAATGACAGACCAGATTTTTGCAGTTCTTGTAAAGTTTTCTTCTGGTCCGCCATAGTTAGCATTTCTATCCTGCGTAGTGATCCGAGCAGCTTCTCTAAGAGCTTCTACTCGGTATGGGTTGTCAGATGTCTGTTTCATATATTCATTAACAGGGGGAACAGTGTTGTTTATATTCTCAGACATTCTTTAACCTCGCAGTCACTAAAGCAGTATAGGAATAAGTACTACTTGATTTTTGATTAGGTTCTATTTCTAACTCATAGCTAACGTATTTACCAAGATCTTCAGATCCAATCTCTATAAATCCAGCTAACTCTTTTTTAGCTTTTTCTTGTATGTTTTGGTAATCGCTACCATCGACTCTAAATTTAAAAGTAGCTGAGTTCACTATGGAACCCGCTTTTCCAATTGTTGAGGAGTGTAGTGAAATCCTTCCAAGACAGGTTCTCTACCGTCCGTTGTTTTGACGATAATGTCACCGTATCGAATACTTACTACTTTGCCACGACGACCATTGTGTAGTTTGCCCATTTCTCCATCAAATGCGTTCCACTTGACTCGAACTTCATCGGCAATAACAATTTGACCCGCTTGCGCTGGAACCCAATGCTCATTTTTATTTTCTACAATGATTGCATGGCCCAAAGCTAGCTTGCTGAATAGCTCAACAATCTGACTTAGGTTTGCTTCGTTCTTTTGTGGATCTGGATCTGTGTTTTTCAAACCCTCCCACTTTTCTAGTAGGGCAAGAACATGATCTCCAACAACTCGCTTTGTGCGATTGTTGGTCAATTGTTCTTTGACCCACGGCATATCTACTTTGGCCATTTTGCTGTCCTTTCGTACAGTTTTGCCTAGACTAACGACAACTGGCTCTGGTTGTCCAGAGCTCTCGCTGTTTTTTCCAGAGAGTCTGCGTATGACGGCACTGCCTCTCTGTAAAAATCTTTTTGACTCTGAGCCACCATTGTTCTTTCGACTGGGCTCATTTCCTCTATTGTTGACGGTAAATACGCCCATTCTGCTCCTAGCTCGGCGGTATGACGCCATTCAGTAACAACAGGGACCCCTGCTATGAGTGATTGAGATATCGCAACAGACCACCAAGGATCTCCTCCTTGATAGGTACTAATCAAAGTTCCTACTGCTCCACTGATCTTTGATACAACCATCTCATTTGTGCTGTAGTTATTATTTCTTGTTGGTTGAATAGGTAGAGTCAAACTTTTTGACACTTTCTTTGTCCATGCAGACTTGTAATTATCGGCACACCAATATGTCTTTTTAGATTCAGAAAACCTATCTTCAGCTTGATCTATAAGAACTCTGTCGTAGCATAAAGATACGACACTGTCTTCATCTAAATTTGGAATATTTTTTGTAATAATGTTTTTTGAGAACCAAGGCATACTAGGGACAAATGTCTGCTCCCATTTTTCATTGTGTAAATAGTCCACAAAACTTAAAATCTGTTTTTTATTTTCTGGGATAGAAGCTTCGCTAAACTGAATTCTTTTAGAGTAAAAATCTTTATAAAAACTATCTGTTCCCGTATTAAAGTCCCTAATAGTTGTTCTAATCTTCTGTGGCTCTGGCATATCAACAATTAAACGAAGCTTTCCAAGCTCTCTTGCCTTATTAGCCAAAGCAAAAGCTCCGTATGAGTAGTGAGCAGATAGATTTGATGGAGAAGCTAGACCGACAAATATTAAATCAAAACGATCTAAAAACTCTTTTGAGTACGACAGATGTGGCTTTGTAAGAAAAACTTCATGCCCTAATTCAACAAAAGCATCATGAATAAGACCAGTAAAGGTCGGATAACGACTTATTGCGTTATGGGACGACTGAGATGCTGTGCATCCAGTAACTAGTATTTTCATTTCTTCTCTCTCTTGGATTACTAAATTGCTACCCAACAAAAATCGTTGGGTAGCAACCTAGCAAAACCAGCTTTAGAACGGTGATACTGGAGCTGCAGCAGGAGCAGGAGCGGCAGCAGGTGCTGGCGCTGGTGCAGGAGCTGGAGCAGGTGCAGCAGCAGTTGTAGGAGCAGGAGCGGCTGTCTCGCCATTCATTGCAGCAACTGTCTGTGCGCTTGGGTAGTAATTCTTGATTTCGTTCTTCTTAGCGCCGTTATATAGACGGCTACCAATCTGTGCACGGAATCGACGACCCATAAGTGCTTGCTCAATTTGAGCATTGGTTGGGTTGTTATCGAAGTATCCACGACCAATTCCCATGGCATGGAACTTCTTGAATAGGATTCCCAGCGCTGCTGGAGAATCTGGTGAGACAACTAAGTTGTCCCATACAAGACGCTTGTTGTGAGCTCCGCCCTCAACCTGCGCCTTTACTTTGAACATGGTTTTGCCAGATTGCGATGTTGTCGCAGTGGCTTCAACGACTACGAGATCGTAATCGCCGTCTGGTAGCGGTTCGTAATTACCCGAATCACCAGCGTCTTTAATGAGGTCTGCCCAATTGCGTGAACTCACTGAGTGCCTTCTTCCTTTGTAGTTGTTTCAGCTGCCGCTGCTTGTTTTGGTCCAAAAACAATGTCGAGCATTCGCTCAATTGACATGTCTTGTTGTTCTACGACTTTACCGAGGCGTCCTTGGACACGCTCGCCAGCTTCGTATGAATTAGTGCGCTCAACATACATACGACGAACTTTGTATGGAGGTTGAGTTGGATCTGGATTCATCCGTTCTTCAACGGTAATTGCTCCCAGAATGTCGTAGAAGTATGGAGCCTGAATTGCTAGCTGTCCTTGTAAGTATGGACGATAACGACCATCCTTATCAATACGAGCCATTGCAGTTAGGACTACCGCTTCTAACGGATTGGTTGGATGCATTGTTAGGTCACGAAGATCTCGTAAGAGACCGCCCATGTGACGTAGCAACTCTCCCCATTGCTGCTGTGTCATTTGATTAACACCAGCAATGTTCTCCAAGCACTTCACTTGAAGCTCAGATACAGAGTCAATAATCAGACTCTTGAAATGATGCTTTCCAAGTTGAAGCCATTGGTATGTTTTTAGAACAGTGTCGTAATCACGAACTGTAACTACAACAGTGTCCCATGTCCCATCTGCTAGAGGTGGTTCCTCACGCAGTGGATCCCAATACTTAACGACGATAGGCAAAAACCTGTGACCGCCTTCAACGTCAAGCATGAGTCGTGGGTAAGGTGCGGTGACAGCAAGACTTGATTTACCAACCTTGCTCTCTCCGTACACCATTACAGTAAGAGAGCGTTGAATTTCGCTCATCGTCACTCGCTTCCTTTTTTCTCGGTTGATTCGTAGTACGCATATGGGTCTGCGACCTCATATGAATCGCTAAGTGCTTGCTCGGCAGCGCTTCCGTCGTCGAACATCGGGCATATAGCGAAAAATTGACACTTCCATTTGCAATCACGAGTTGGTCGTGGGTATGCAACATATGATGGTTCTGCTCCCGTGTCAAGAGCTTTCCTTACATTCATCAAATCAGCAATAGTTCCGTGAATGCGATTCCAAAAAGAACGCATTGTAAAGATGTTATGTCGAACTTCAATTTGATCGTAAAAAGGAGGACGAGCATTTGCTGTGCGCTTTACTTTCTTTAGCATTGTAAAAATGCCACCTTCTGAGCGCTCTGCTTCATCTTTCTTTGTAGATTCAAGAAGCATGTAGGTTAGAACTTGCTCGTTCATAGGAGCAAGGTTTGCAAAGTCGCTAAGAGAACCACCAACAGTTTTAAAGTCACGGAACATACGGACTCCGTCAGCCTTGCGACGAACACGCATATCAAGCTTTCCTTGAAGTTCTACTTCACCATTAAACAGTGGAGCAATAATCTGCTCTTCTGTAGAGATAACTTCTAGTTCAGCATCAATTCCATTTTCTTCCACCCACTGCTCATAACCTTCGAGCATGATGCGACCCATTTCAGCTTCTTGTTCAAGCTGATGAGTATCTTGAAAATCTGCAAGTAGTAACTGACGATCTGCCTCAACTAGTTCCGCGTGAGCAGTAATAAGAGGACGACCTTCTGCATAGTGAGCATCCAAAGCTGCGTGAATTCGACTACCAAATGCAAGAGCTCCAGTCATATCTTTGTACTTAGGTTGCAAACGTCGGTAGTAGGTAAGCCACCACTTACGTCGACAATCTTTAAATGTTTGGAGTTCTGAGTTAGAAAGTCTTATAACATCGCTCATAGTAACCCTGCCTTATCGTCTTTAAGCAACTTCATCAGTTGATCTTTATCTCGAACAATTTGTTCGAAGTTGTCAGACTTTGTTTCTAAAACCTGAAGAACTCGTTCTTCAAGAGTCCCTTCAGTTACATAGTCCATAATTAAAATCGAATCGTGGATCTCGCTTCCAATACGGTGTACACGATCTAAAGCTTGCTTGTGATCAACTAGTGACCACGGCCTTTGAAGCATAACTAAGCGACGGGCTGTAGTCAAGGTAATTCCTACACCACCAGCCTGTGCAGTAAAAAGAATCCATTTGATGCGACCTTCTTGGAAATCATCTACTGCCTTTTGACGCTCATCTTCATTTTGAGCACCAGTAATAAGCCCATGAGGAATTTTTGCTTTAGTCATTGCAGCACTTAGAAGTTCAATAAGCTGTCTAGAGACTGCACAGACAGCAACAGAGTCATCGCCAAAATCGCCATTACTAATATCATCCATAAGAGCATCGACCTTACAGGATGGCTCTGACAAAATGGCTTTCATCTCACCAGTAGATTCATCAACAACCATATCTGCATAAGAACTTGCAAACTGAAGTAGTCGAGTTGTCTGAGTCAGAATGCTTGGAGCTGTAAGAGCATCTCCAGACTCAAGTTCAGCAATCATCGTGTCACGCATCTGTTCATAAGCTTTCTTCTGCTT